TTGGAACGCATTGTTACTCTGCGACCATCTTGTGCTAGTACCTGCTGCTCCCAAATGTATTCGATGAACTGGCGAGACTGCTCAGGATTGAGAATACCGCCATCATCGGTTGTGCTGCCAACAACACCGAGGTCACCAGCGGCTGGGTTTGTTACGCCCCCAATACCACCAGAAACTACTGAGCCTGTTGCAGCTGCCTTCTCTAGGATTTCGTCTGACATTTTTTATTTCACCTCCTATTTATTTACCGATATAAGTCAGCGGCTTTGAGGAAACGACCGCCCCACATCGACTTTTCAGTTGTATTTTCTTCCTGCACGATCCCGCCAAGATCGCCAGACTTGCGAACGGCTGTGTCAGCTTCTACAGCATCAACACGCCCTTCAAACTCTGTTACATTGCCTTTTACAGTTGTTACTTCCTCTTGTACGCCGTCTAGAGATTTCTTCATCTCTGCGACCTGCTCTGCAATGCCCTTAACTACTGCAGCTAGATCTCCTAGTGAATCTGCAACAGAATCCTTGATCTCGCTAACAGCCTTTGCCAAGTCATCTGTGCTGCCTTCTTCATTAGGAGTTGTGGACTTTTCGACTACCTCTTCAGTTGTGGCCTCTTCTGTCTCTTCTGCCTTTTCTACTGTCTCTTCGGCAGAGTCCTCAACAGCGTCCTCTGACTTATCTACAGCCTCAACATCTTCTGCTGCATCCTCTGCTTTTTCTACAACTTCTTCTGTTGTCTCTTCAGCAGGCTCTTCAACAGTCTCTGCTTCTACTGCAGCGTCCTCTGACTTCTCAATTGGAGTAGCCTCTTCTGAAGACTTTTTATTTAGAATTCCCACGTTACTTCCCTCCTTTTCAATATTTTCGTCAGCAATTGACTTGGCTATGTCTTCGTCAATCGCCTTATTTTTATCAGATTTTCCATCTGAAACCTTTTCAAATGATGTAATCAAAGATTTTACGACCTCTGCTTTATTTACATCATTGCTCTCTACAAAACCAATGTTAGTCATGTGCTTACTGCAATCTGGACAACTATAATCTGACTTATCACTTAAGATAACATTGTCACTAGTTGGACACCAGTATACATTTTCAAGATAATTCTTTTCTACCTTCTCTTCTGTAGCATTAAGTTTTTGTACAGAGACAATGTTAGAGTCTGGATTTGCTGGATTATCAACAAGTGAAAGCTCGTAAAGATCGTAGTCCTTGATTACCCGAACTGGCTTATCAAGTTGCTTGTTGTACATTTCTTCTGAGTCATTAATGCTTCCACCAATTGAGAATCCAGTAAGGATGCCTTCGTTAATTTTATGCCAGGTATCTTCTGCTCCCTTAGATACATAAACGTCTACATAAATACCATTATAAAATTCGTCGTTATTTTTATCAAAATATTTGTCTTGCTTAAATGAAACAACCTTGCCTACTGCAAGTGGAGTATGTTGTTCACGAACATTTCCGCGAAACTCATCAAAAGCCTTTGCCGAGGCATCAGAATTTACAATGTCGCCTTGTTTATCAATGCTGTCTGTTGTAGCCCAGCCTGAAACAATTCTTCTGTCTTTGTCTACCTTACTAATAGGCATACGGACGGAAATATTGTTGCCGTCTGTGCTCCAATAAGCTTTTTCAAAATTAGCCATATCAAACCCATTATATACTATGTTTATAGTATTTTATCACAATTTTATAAAATTATGCAGTTACTCTGCCTTCTCCACCTGGATTTCTTCCAGTTTCTGTTGCGGGGGAGTCGGTAGCATTATTTTGACGCTCTGTATCTCTTTGTCTATCTCCAGTAATTTGTGCTCTTGACTCTGCTCTTTGTTGTGCTGTTAGTTCAACTGGTGACTGACCACCATCTCGTACAGGCATACCCATTCTTTGTCTTACTTCATTTGGAACAATAACCTGAGTCTTGAGATATCTTTCGTCAATCTGGCTTTGTGTATTTTCATCTGTCAATGTGAATTCATTTAGCCTAAAGTTAAACATGTCCGTTTTTTCTTTTACTATTTTATTAATTACCTTTTCAAGTGTTCTTTGTGCTGGTCGTGCAACTTGTTCTTTGAATGTGCGATCTGACGCTAGTGCAGCAGCAATAGACATTCCCTGCCCACCGCCAACTTTAGAAATTGGTGTTTGATGTGCCATAAGAATGTCTTCACGATTGGACTTACGATATTTTTCGAACGAGCCTTCTTGTACACCGTTTTCAATTGGCTCCATGTTGAACTCTACTTTATTGTCTCCCGTATCTCCAGGAAGTGGAATGTAAAGTGTTCTATGGCTTTGCCCTTTAAGTCCAGACTGAAGGAATCTGAATAGCTTATCTTCTGCATCTGTACTTAGCTTTGCACCCTTAAGAGTAACTATGTATCGCGGTACTGCCTTATTTTCAAAGTAGTCAATATTATAACGACCAGCAAGTGTGTCACCTACTAGTGATGTAGAGGCAGCCAAGATATCTGGGACTCCATAATAACTATTACGAGGAGTATATTTCTTAATATGAATTAGCTCGTTTGGTCGTGGATCTGTTGTTACATTATTTGGTGTTTTTACATCTTGAAAATTTCTAAAGAATACTGTTCTTTGATTAACTACCTGAATGTATCCGTCACGCTCTCTTCTAACGCGAATAGTTGTTGCAGGAATATGACCTATATATCCAATTTCTCCAGAAGTTGTTCTTCCTACCTCAATATATCCATTACCAGTTGCCTCATAATCAGTAAAGGTTTTTTCAAGAACATGAGTAAGAGTATCTTCATCATTAAGATCTTCAAGCCATTCCATAACCATGGCTTTTGCTCTATCAGCCTTTCTTTGTGCACGCATTCTTTGATCATCATTGCCAGCATCTTCAATTCTATCCATAAGATTAGGAGTTGCCTCTAGATGATATCCAAGTCCAACGATGTTTGATACCTTGGCATTTACTGCTGCGTGATTCGCAAAGTTTGTTTCATAAAAATTAGCAAGTTCATCAAGATTGTATGTTGGAACAATAACATCAAACAGTCCATATGCAGTTGTAATATCCATATCTGGAATTAGCTGCTTTGACTTTGCCCCGTCTTGTCCTGTCCAAACTTTATTTAGTCTAGAAACACGACGCTTAAAGTTAGGGTGAAGGCCGCTATAGGACTTAACTGTTTCTATATCAGCATTAAACGGATCAAACTTTGTTATCTTATTTGACTGAGGATTGTCAATTCTTGCTCTACCCTCGTAATCATCATTCTCCATGTGCCTTTATTCCCTTTTCTGCATCATACCAAGCACCTAAGTCTGTTTCGCTAGGAATGAATCCTTCTCTCATTCTATCGACTTGCTCAGAATACTCTTCTTCTGTAATTCTTCTTTGTCCTGCTCTAAATACTGCTTCGCCCTCAGAAAATCCGTAATGAGCAGCAGCCTTAGTTATTTTTGAAATAGCAGTAATATCACCACGACGGGCTGGAATATTCATGATATTACCATTTCCATCGTCCACTATTTTTCCTTCTGGTGTTCTCCAGACATATATACCGTCGTCACCCTGCTTGTCAATGACAGTTATTCGGGGTTGAGGCATATTCATGACACTAATTGTACCATATTAAACGGGTTTTCCGCTAAATGTTGTCCACTTAATGTCACTATATACACTTACTTCTTCAAAATTTACAGATAAAGTGGAGGAGTCCTGAGCAACTATGTTTGATAATCCTAAATGAGATTCAAAAACATCGTCAACTTTTCTTAAAATTGATCTTTCAAAGACTGTAACATTATTAAATAGTGTTCCAGGGTACATTTCCAGTTGTCCTCTAATTGCATCAAGTTCTATTGGATTTTCAAATCTTATTGTAATTAAGGACCAAGTTAGTGGCTCTATATAAACATCTTGCTTAATACCATTTTGATACATTACGAGTTCTTCTGTTAATGTGTCAGAAAGTAGTCCGTATAAATATGGAACAAGCTTTGCTCTTTTACCACCTGTTTCTGGTTCGATATAAAGGTCATATCGTGTATCTTGATATGAAATTGAAAGCATTCTTTCTCTTGAAGTAAATTGTTTTGATTTATTGTAAAAGCACCACATATGAATTCCGTGCATAGAATAATCTGATTTTCTATCTTGATTCAAAGGTATTGATATTCCTCTTCTAAATGATTCTGATGCGGTATCCTCTAATGTTGGATAAGGAATAGTCTGTATTCCAGAGTCTCCTGTTAGATAAAGATATGGGGTTGAATCTTTATAAATTAAATATGGATTTTTTGCTTTATTTATATAAGATATTCCCTCTCTACTAAATGGATATAAATTATTTCCCGTAGAAGTTGTTATTGGATACAAGGATGCTTCATCATATGCTAGGGAAGCAATAGACATTCTTTGTATTGTTACAGGAGATGTATTTATTCCTGGAGACTTTAGTTCCATGTGAATAGTTATGTATGCATTGTTAAAATCAATAATATTTTTAGGAGCAAAAATTATAGTAT